GTTAGAAACTGTAGAGGAATCTGAACAGCCAGAAGAAACGACAGACGCTGATGAGCCAGAAGCTCAAGAGGCGAAGGTTGAAGAAGAGAATGAAGAGGAGGTTGTAGAAACTAAGTCTGAACCTGTAGAGGAGAAAGATGAAGAAGGACAACCAAAAAAGAAATCTAGACTTCAACGAAGAATAGACGACCTTGTTAGGCAGAAGAGCGTCTATGAAAATGAGCGTAATCAATATGCATCTAGAATACAACAACTAGAAGGTGAGTTACAAAAAAACAACACACTTAATAAAGATTACAAACAACTTCAAAAGAATCACTATACGAGCAGACTTGAATCAGCCGAGAAACTTTTGGAGAAAGCACGCAGCGAACATAAATCTGCACATGAGGCAGGAGACTCTGAAGGTATCTTGAGAGCAGCCGAATCAATTGCAGATGCAAAAGTAGAAATAAAGTCTTTGGAAAATCAAAAACATCTTTTTGATGCTCCAGAGGTTGAGGCACCAGTGTATCCATCGGTTACACCACAACCACAACAACAAGCTACTCAGCAACAAACAGCAGCACAACCAGACCCTAGAGCCTTGCAATGGGCCCAGAGTAATTCATGGTTTGGTCAAGATGCAGCTAAAACGGGAGCAGCGTATGCAATTGATGCCCAACTAAAAATGGAAGGATACAATCCCTCGTCTGAGGAGTATTATTCTGAATTAGATTTGCGAATAGCGGATGCATTTCCTGTTATGAAAAAGGAAGTAAAACCACCAAAGCAAGTCGTAGCGAGTGTATCTCGTGGACAATCCGCACCTAAGAAGGTCTCTTTGACCCCTAACCAAGTGGCAATGGCTAAAAGACTAGGTGTGCCCCAAAATGAATATGCCAAGTTTGTGAGGAACACAAATGACCAATAAAAATAAAACATCGTCTGATGCGAGTACATCTAGGTCTCATCAGAAACGAAAAATAACTTATACACCTCCTTCATATCTAGATGCTCCAAAACCTAATGTCGAAGGCGTTAAATACAGATGGTTGAGAGTGAGTGTGGGTGGGGAGGATGACGCTCGAAACATAGCTAAACGTAAGCGTGAAGGCTATGAGTTTGTTAAAAAAGAAGAGCACCCCGATTTTGATGTCCCTGTACACGAGTCTGGAAAATACGCAGGCGTGATTGGAAGTGGGGATTTAGTTCTAGCTAAGATTTCAGAGGAAATGGCTGATGCAAAAAATGAGTATTTTGAAAATAAAACTCAAATGCAAACAGAAGCCGTTGACAATGATTTGTTAAAAGAACAAAATCCATCAATGCCAATAACACAAAGGCGTAATAGTTCTGTATCTTATGGTAAAAAGAAAGGTGCAGAATAATTTAGACGAGAGTGCGGGTTTAACTATTTAAACAATTAGGAGAATAATTATGGCTAATGTAGATGCCGCATTCGGTATGAAACCAGTGAGACATTTAACAGGCGGACAAATTCGTGCTAATGAGTATAAAATAGCTAGCGGAACATCATCTAATATTTTTAATGGTGATTGTGTAAAATTACTTGGTACTGGCTACATTGATGTAGCAGCAGCAGGAAATAGAATATTAGGTGTATTCGCAGGAGCTCAATATACTGCATCAGACGGAGAAGTTAAGTTTGTTAAATACTTCCCAACTGGAACTACTACTCAAGCAAGTGGCGATGTCACTGCTTACATTTATGACGACCCTAACATCGTTTTTGCCGTGCAATCAGCAGGTTCTGCTGACTTTGCAGACATAGGCAACTTAGCTGACATTGTTGTCGGCTCTGGCGATACTCTTACTGGACAAAGTAGAGTAGAAGTTAGTGGAACAACAGGAACTGGTACTGCAAACTTACGAATCCTTCGTAAATTTGATAGTCCAAAAAACTCGTACGGAACCAATGGTATCCTTGAGGTTATAATTCATGAACATGAACTTAACCAACATATTGATGCTGATGGAACTGTGGGCGTATAATAGGAGAATAATAACATGGCTGTTATATCAAGAACCCAACTTGTAAAAGAGTTGGAACCGGGACTCCACGCCCTTTTCGGTATGGAGTACAAAAGATGGGAGCGTGAACACGCTGAAATCTTTACAGAAGAAACATCAGACAGAGCTTTTGAAGAGGAAACTCTTATCACAGGCTTTGGTGCTGCACCAACTAAGTCAGAGGGTGCATCAGTAGAATTTGATACTGCTTCAGAACAATGGACTGCAAGATATGTGCATGAAACAGTTGCACTTGCTTTTGCAATCACTGAAGAAGCGGTTGAAGATAATCTTTATGATACTTTATCAAAAAGATATACTGCTGCTCTAGCTCGTTCAATGGCTTACACAAAACAGGTGAAAGCAGCGAATGTATTAAACAATGCATTTAGCACTAGCTTTCCGGGCGGTGATGGTAAACCTTTAATTACCACTGACCACCCAACTGTTGCGGCAGGTGACCAAGCTAACGAGCCAACTACGGCTGCTGACCTTTCTGAATCATCTTTAGAAAACGCAATTATTTCAATTGGCGGTTTTGCAGATGACAGAAATATTCCAGTAGCGGTACAAGCTAGAAAGCTAGTAATACCTAAAGAACTTGCGTTCACTGCTCAAAGAATTTTGAAGAGTGACCTAAGAGTTGGTACTGCTGATAACGACACAAATGCGTTAAGAACAATGGGCATGCTTCCAGAAAGTTATGTAGTAAATCACTACTTAACTGATACAGATGCATTCTTTATCTTAACTGACATGAGTAACACTGGACTTAAGATGTTCCAAAGAAGACCTTTGAAAACATCTATGGAGCCAGATTTTGAAACAGGAAATATGCGTTTCAAAGCATCTGAAAGATATTCTTTTGGATTCTCAGACTGGAGATGTATCTTCGGTTCACCGGGAGCATAAATTACGGATTAGGAGGGGATTTTTCCCCTCCTTTTTTTTTATTTCTAGGGATAATAATTATATCAACTGCCCTAGCAGACGATGTAGAAGAGATGATATAATTTAACTACGAGGTTTAAAATGGCTAATACAACTTTTAATGGCCCGGTTCGTTCAGAAGCCGGATTTAAAGTAATAAATAAAGATAGCACTTCTGGTGCTATTACAGAAACAGGAGTTAACATTAACTCAACTGGACAACTAGTTTCATTAGGAACTAGAAAAATTCAAACATTTGCAATTGATTTATCTGGCACAAATGCAGCGTCAACAACTTATGCTGACAATGATGTTCTAGTAGAATTAGGTGAATTAAATACAGACCACCCAGATGCTTTAGTAACAGCAAGTAAGTTTTTCATTCACAAAGTAGTAATTGGTGTTACAACTGCTGCTGCAAGTGATGCTAATTCTTTAGCTAACTTACAATTAAGTGCAACATCTGGAACAGCTACAAACTCTGGAATATCTTCTGGAACAGAAATAGTAGGTGCAGGCGTGGCATCATTCAACCCAAGAATATCTGCTACTGATTCAGTAACAGAAGTTGACATTGATTTAGATGCAACTGCGGGAACTTTCCATGTATTCGCTCCAAATATTAGTGCGGCAATAGCAAGTAAAAACTTATACTTAGGTGCAGGTTCAACTTGTGACACAGCTTTAACAGCTTTTCGTGGTACACTTGAGATTGAATACTCAGTATACTAATGAATATTTGTAAAACAATATCTTCGCTCCTATTAATTTTTAGGAGCGAGATTAAATTAATTATTATAGGAGGTAAGAATGGCTGATGCAGTAACTTCGCAAATTATAGGTGATAATGTTGGTGCAAAAAATATACTTGTAAAACTTACAAATATATCTGACGGCTCCGGTGAAAGTGCAGTTGCTAAAGTTGACGTATCAGCGTTAGCGGCAAACACACATGGAGATGCTTGCTCAAGAGTAAATGTAGAAGAAATATATTACGATATATTTGGCATGCGAGTAGATTTACTTTGGAATGCATCGTCTAATGTTATTTGTAAAGTATTAGGTTCTAATGGAGCACACACTTCACAAGGTTATATGGATTTTAGAGATTTTGGTGGCATAACTAATAACGCAGGTTCTGGTGTTAATGGTGATTTATTATTAACAACAACAGGTCACACTGATGGAGACCACTACACAATTATTTTAAAATTATCGAAAACATATTAGTATGGCTACCTCTGGAACTAGAACTTTTACACTTGCTGTAGATGAAATTATAGAAGACGCTTATGCTCGTATTGGCGGAGAACCTCAAACAGGTAAAGAAGCCAGTGTAGGTAGAAGGTCTTTAAATTTATTATTACAAGAGTGGAGTAATAGAAATATACAATTGTGGACAGTAACTGAGTCAACTCAAACTTTAACAGCTAACACAGCTAGTTACACACTTAACAGTCACACAGTTGATATAACAGAGGCAGTTATACAAAAAACTAATTCAGATTCTTCAATAACAGATTTTGAATTAGAAAGAATAAGCAGAGACGATTATTTAAAAATACCTAACAAGGCAGACACTGGTAGACCTTCACAATATTTTTTAGATAAACAAGTTACACCAAAAGTATTTCTCTATCCAACACCGGATAGTGCTGACGTTTTTAAATTTAACGAAAGAAGAAGAATACAAGATATTACGGCTTCAACTGAAACAGTTGATATGCCAGATAGATTCCTACCATGTGCAGTGAGTGGACTTGCATATTATTTAGCTTTGCGTAGACCACAGATAGAAATACAAAGAAGACAAGAACTTAAACTGTTGTATGAAGAAGAAATAAAAAGAGCTATGGAAGACAACAGAGAAAAGGTAGATATGATTATTAAACCAGATTTAAGGTATAATATTTAATGCCTTTTGCTACCGGTAAATATGCGAAAGCCATATCAGATAGAAGTGGTATGGAGTTTCCTTACAAAGAAATGGTAAAAGAATGGAATGGTTCTTTTGTACATAGGTCTGAGTTTGAGGCTAAACACCCACAACTTGAACCTAGAAAACACAAACCAGACGCACAGGCTTTACAAGACGCAAGAACACCAAAAAAATTAAATCCTGCTGAACAATTAGAAAATGGTTCAGTTAATGTATTGTTACAATCTTTAGGTGTTACTGCTAACGACAGAAAAATAACATCAACTTTTAAATCAGATAATGCTACTTTATTAGTGTCATCCTTGACTTTGACCGCAAGTTTAGGTAGTGAATCTGTAAGTGTCAGCTAAGATAGAATTATTTG